TGCTGGTGGTTGTCGTGTTCATCGTCATTGCTCCTGAATTTTTGGGGCGAGTGACGGATGTGACGGATTCTCCGTATAACTCTCTACACGTGTGCGCGTACATACGCAGGCAAAGAGAAGTATCCGGCAAACCCGTCACATCCGTCACTCGACGGTTTTGCTGGTCAGTCATCGCGGTACGGATAGCTGGCGTTGTAGGGCTTGGGTCTGAGGGACAGCCCCGTCAAACCGCGCACGCCACCGGTCTGTCGGCACTTCTCGAACTTGCGGGTCGCCATCAGTTCAGAGAAGCGCTTCACCGACCCGACGAATTCGCCCGCGCGTTCGGCCCACTCACGCCAGTCGGAAAACAGATCGGACACGCCTTCGCGGCTGGTCTTGGCCAGCAGGCAGCGTTCTTCGATCCACTGCCCGAGCGCGTCCTCGGCCTCGAAATACTCCTCGGTCGCCGACACCACGCTGGCTGGCGGTTTCAGCCCTTGCTGTTGCCAGCGGCTGCACCCCTCGACCGCCCACGCCAAAATGCCGTCACGCTCCTTGAGCAGCTTGTCGGTGAGCCTGCCGTCCCGCTTTTCGGGCGGAATGGTGACCGTGAACGGGATCAGGTGCAGACGACGCTTCATCGCCTCGTCCACATTGCGGATCGATGGCTTGTGGTTGCCCGCAATCACCAACTTGAACTGGGGCACGTACTCAAAGAAGTCCTGGCGCATGAAGCGCGCCGACACCTTGTCGCCGCCAGTGATCGCCTTGACCTTGGACTCGTTCCAGCGCCGCCCTTGCTCGGTTTCGATGGACGACACGAAGCGTGCGCCACGCAGTCCGGCCAGATCGGTGGGATGCCGGTCGTTGCGCGCGTCCATGAACGTGTCCATCGGCGCATTGGCCGCGTAATCACCGAGGATCGTGGTGATGACATTGACGAACACCGACTTGCCATTCGCGCCGGTGCCGTACAGGAAAAACAGCGCGTGCTCGCTGGTGATCCCGGTCAGGCAATAGCCCACCATCAGTTGCAGGTAGGCGATCAGATCGGCATCGCCACCGGTAACGTCGGTCAGAAACCCATGCCACGTTGGACAGTCGCCCTTGGGGGTGGCCGTGCTGACCTTGGTCATTCGGTCGTCACGCCGGTGCTCGCGCATCCGGCCTGTGCGCAGATCGACCACGCCACCCGGGGTGTTGAGCACCCACGTATCGGCATCCCATTCCTCGGCACTGGACGCGTGCTTCGGATCGGATCGGGCGATTTTCTCGACCGCCGAGATGGTCGACGAGCTGGCGAGCTTGGCTTTCTGCCTTGGACTGTCTGCCTTGAGCGATGCATTGCGGCAGATGCCCCGGGCCAGATGCGAGACGTAAAGCATCTGATCGGCATTCCAGCGCACGCCCGTCCAAACCAGCCACTTGCCCCACAGCGCGCAGTAGCGCCAGTCCTGACCATAGCGGCGGGTGAAGGCGGTCGACAGTCCGTCCTCGGTACTCCAGTCGATGCCCGTCAGTAAATCCGGCGGCGCAATCTCCTCGACGGAGCGCATTACCGGCATCCGCTCGCCAACGGCAAGAAAACCAGCCACGTCAAAGCCATCGGGAATGGCGTCCGCAGCGTCCCAGCCTTCGGGCCGGTCATCGGGTGGAATGAGGATGGCGACCGTGGTCGCACCGGCGTGCAAGATCGCCTGCGAAGCGCGGTCGGCGTAGTCCCAGCCCGGTGCGTCTCGATCCGGCCAGATCAGCACTGACTTGCCAGCCAGCGGTTGCCAGTCAGTTTTATCGACCGGAGCGTTTGCGCCGTGCATTGCGGTGGTCGCCACCACACCGGCATCGATCAGCGCCTGCGCGCACTTCTCGCCTTCGACCAGGACGATGTGGCTGGCGGCCACCAAACCCGGCTGGTTGTACAAAGGGCGTGGCTCGGGAGGTGCCATCTTGCGGCGCTTGGCGTCCCACGGCCGGAATTCCTTTTTCCTGCCCGGTGGGTCGTAGCGGTAGACAACCGCGATCAGTTTGCCAGTGGCATCAAAATAGTCCCACTTGGCGGTCGCGGGGCCGAGATCGTCGGACGGCGGTGCTGCTTTGGCTTTGCGTGCTGGTGCCGACCGCGCACGTCCAAGCAGGTCACTGGCTTCCTGAAGCACCCGAGGAAAGTCGGCATGGATGCTGGCTCCGAGGTAGGCCGCAATCAAATCGAAGATATCGCCGCCGTCGCCGGTCGCGCGATCCGTCCAGAGTCCGGCCTTGTCGCCGGTCAGCACCACCTCGAGACTGTCGCCGGGACTGCCCAGCACATCGCCGATGAGAAACTTGCCCTGGCGCTTCTTGCCCGCCGGGAACATCGTGGTCAACACCGACTCCAGTCGCGCGATCAGTTCCGCGCGAATCTCGTCGCGTTCGGCATCGCGGTTTTCGGTGGGCAGGGAGATGTCGTTGAAGTCGATCATTCGGCTCCCTCGTCTGGCGTCTTGCTTGCATCGCGGCCCTGCGGCGCTCTGCTGCTGGCCGCCCATGCGGAAAGCTCGGACATCCGGTAGCGCACCAAGCCGCCGAGCAGGTAATGCGGGATGCGGTACTTGCTGCGCATCGTTTGATCGGCAAACCAGTAGTACGGCAGGCTCAGTGCGGCCGCCGCCTGCTTGGCGTCGATCATCGGTTCGTCGTCGGCAATGCCTGTGTTGTGGTTGTTCATGATTGCGTTCTCCAGCAGCGGTCTTGCCACGCGCACATCCGGCACTCGAAGTGGGTCGGGTCATTGAAGGCTCGCGGCAGGAGTTCGCCCGCCTCGGTCGCCGTGATGATCTTCACCGCTCGATCCGACATGCGCTGGGCCAGCGCCGCGTCAAAGGGCACAAGCTCGGTGTAGATCTCCATCGAGTCGGCGTTGATGGCCGTGAAGATCGCCGGGTGCTCGTGCAGTTCGAGATAGGCTTGGTAGATCGCCACCTGCGCGGCGTAGATGGGCTTGGAGATGGCCAGCCCCTTTTTCTCCAGATCGCTCCAGGACTTGTTTCCCAGGAACTTGCACTCCCAGAGCGCGGGATAAGCGAAGCCCTCTGGGCCCGCGACGATGACGCCGTCGACGTGACCCTGCAGGCGACCATCGGCCACCGAGAAGCCAAACTGCTCGCCGTCGGCCTTGCGGGTGCGCAGGTCGAAACCCGCGTCCCGCAGCCAAGCGACCATGCAGTCCTCCATGACGTGGCCGCGCTCGAAGATGCGCAGCATCCGGCCCGGGATGTCGCGCCCGTGATCGATGGGGGCCTTGGCGTATTCGAACTGCAGAGCGCGCTCGCAGGCCACCCCGAGGCGCGAGGCCCCGAGGTACTGGCGCTCGGACTGGCGGGCACGGGCTTGTTGCAGCCCGGCGTCGACCAAGGCGGTGATCTGGCCCGTGATGCTCGAAGATGAGTTGAAGTCGATCACGACTTACCTCCCTTCGGTTCTTCCCAAGGCAGGTCGTCCTCCAGATCGGCGAACGGGTTGGCCATCGGATCGGGCGTGGGCGGCAAGCCTCGTACAGGAGGAAACTTGGAGGACTCGTGGTGGATTACCATCGCGTCCGACCAGCAGGTGACGATGGCGTCGATCACCCGCAGGGCCTCGGCTTCGGAGTAGTCACCCAGCGGCTTGGTAAAGCCGATCTCGCCTGCCGCCTCACCGAAGGCCTTGAGGCACTGGCGCATCGCGGCCAGTTCGACATCAGACGGATCGATCATGGCGACCTCCGACTTGTCGATGCGACCTTCCTTGACGCGCTGCCAGTTGCCATACATCGCGTGGAACGCGTTCTGGCAGCGCTGCGAGCAGAACACCCAGTCGATGGGGTAGCGCCGGGGATCGCCCACACCGTGGCGGTTGTCGGTGTGGCCGTAGCCCCGGGCCTGTCGTTTGCAGACCCAGCATTTCACGCATCCTCCTCAAGGTCATCGAGCAGGAGCCCCATCTGCAGGGCAGCGCCAGCGAAGGCCGCCTCACAACGGCGCTTGAAATCGGGATAGCTCATCGAACTGCGCGCGATGGCGGTGACCGCGTGAATCTGGGACTCCAGATGCGCGAGGCCCTGCTCGGACAGCCATTGGTGGTGCTTTTGCGAGATGCCCTTGCGGTTGCGGATCTCGCCCAGCAGTTCTTCCGGCAACACCGGGCCATAGACCCAGCGCAGCGTGATCTGGCCGATGACGTGCGGCGGGTTCTGCTCGTGCCCCTGGTAGCGCCAGTTGAACAGGCGATAGAGCGCGCGGTAGTAGTCCGGGTGGAAACGACGCTCCCACGACGAACTGGACTGACGCAGCAACTTGGAGATCAACTCCTGCAATGCGTCGGGTGCGCGGTGATGCTGGAAACCGGTTGCTTCGTCGATCAACGCGACTTCGCCGGTGGTGGCCAGCGAACGCATGATGGTCAGACAGTTGCCCACGATGCCCTGGCGGGCACGATGCAGCGAGCCAGTGATGGCCGCATTCACCACGGCGGAAGCGACATCGGCAATGATCCCTGCCGGGAAGAACTGCGTTTGACGGCCCGATGGCAACAAAATCGGCCCGGACGTTTTCTCCAATAGTGACAATGAGTTAGGTGCAATTTCGGCCAGAAATCGGGCGAAACGGCCACCCTTGTGCGACTCGTGGAAACCGAGCAGCTTGGCAAGTTCCTTGCGGACGTAGCCGCGCTCACCGGTGGTGAGCACGACCGCTTCGCATTCGAGGTCGTCAAAGCGGACGATGCCGTAGTGGCTGGCAGTGTGAAGGGTTGCAGTCATGGCAGCCTCCTTATTGAGCCCAGGACGGTTTGCCCGTCACTGGTGCGCGTTGCGGGGCTGGCGCTTGAAACGCCGGTGCGGGTTGCGCCGGAGCGCCGGAATTGCCACCACCAGGATTTGCCTTGGCAGGAACACCCATCAACTTGGCGTAATCCGGGTAATCTGGCTCGACTGCGACCTTGACCACGTTGCGGTCT